ACACAAAGAGAATTATCAATGAGAAAGAATCGAAAATTAATCACCTTGCCGAACATGAATACGATCCAAATTGTCAATACTGTACAGCTAACGTATTCGTTCAAAACGCAATCGAAGCAAAAGATACGATTGAAGCAGATAGAACAGTATTAACAGCATATGAATATCAATTAACACAATTACAAAGTGATTTAAATTTGATTGCTCCATATATTACTGATTATGAAAAATTAGTTGAATTAGAAACAAAATATATTTCAGCATTAAATTTATTAGAAAAACAAGAATTAACAATTCAAATTACAGAAAATGAGTTACAATCAAAAGAATCTGAATTAGAATTAAATTTAGAAAAACAAGATTTATTTAAACAAAATGCAGTTGCTATAAAACATAATACGGAAATAGATGATAAAATTAAAAAACATAAATCTTCTATAGAAACTATTAATGAAACATTGAAAACTATATCATTGTCAATTAAACAAACCCATGGTAAAATTGAAGTTGCTAAAACAAATAAAAAACATGCAATTGAAAATTTAGAAAAATATAAAAAATTAGAAATTGAATATAAAGCATATGAATATTACTTAAACTCAGTTTCACGCGATGGCGTACCATATGATATTATTTCTAAGGCTATTCCAAAAATAGAAATGGAAATTAATAATGTATTAAATCAAATAGTCGACTTTAATATGGTATTGCAAACGGATGGTAAAAATATTAATGGTTATATTATATATGATGAAGATAATTTTTGGCCATTAGAATTAACATCTGGTATGGAACGTTTCTTGTCGTCATTAGCTATTAGAATTGCATTAATTAATGTATCAGCATTACCGAGACCAAATTTTATAGCAATCGATGAAGGATGGGGAAGTTTAGATCAAGAACATATTTCGGCAGTAGTTAATTTATTTGAGTACTTTAGAAATAAATTTGATTTTTCTATTATTATATCGCATGTTGATTCAATGCGAGATATGGTAGACACATTAATAGAAGTAAATAAAATTAATAAATTTAGCCATATTTCACATACTTAATATTTATATAAAATGAATATTCGAGTATTATATGAAACAAAAACAACCAGTTTATAAAGGATTAGACATAGCTCCGGTATTTTATACAGACACATCTGAATTATCACCGGAGCTTTTTGTAATTACCGAATTTCCTACAAAATTAACAGCCGGCAAGAATATCTTAAAATTAAGAGGTAATTCTGCTAACCTAAGGCTAGATGCATTATTAGATGTTGAAATATTAGATTATAATAACGAACCAATATATCATGAATCTACTACATATATTGCAGAAGATAGGTCTCGAGTAATTTCGATTTATATATATCCAAACACACCACCAGGCGAAGCTCGTATTATATTAACAACCGAAGCAATTCAGATTGCTGGACGAAAAATTCCAAATGAATGGAATAATGTATATAATGTAAAATGGGTTAGGAAATCATTAGTTAATCCAACATTAGCTAATTCATCTGAGATATTATTTGAAACGCTTCCTACTATATCAATTGAAGAACAAGTTGGAGTTCAATTAAATCGTACATATACAACAGTACAACACCCTATATATAATACTGGTTCAGTTTCATATCGAAATCAAAATAATAATCCTATACTATTAATTAGTGGTGGTACATTTATTCGAGATATGGTTGGCGGTACTGTAACAGTATCTTCGCCAGTTAATCCATTACCAACACCATACTATAATTATACATTACCTACATATACAACAACAATTAAAAAGGTATTATCGGATAATGTTATATTATTAGAAACACCATATTTAATTGCATCGAGTCAAAGTTTAATACCACACCAGTTTACTCAGTTTGATAATTCTACATATTCTATAGAATACACGTCGACGCCAATATATGCACCGACTCAAAATTCAGAATCATATGCATTATTAAAAATTGATAATCTAGAACCAATAACTGGTGATATATCTAGAATAAAAGTTTTTATTAATAATTCTGGTACGGTTGGTACATGGGAACAAGTAAGTGATACCGAACTAGAAGAAACTGAAATATTTGTAACTAGTACAGCATCATTAACTCCAGATAAATCAATTGGATTTTTAGATTCACAATTAACAATTGATTCTAATTGGACTGCTAGAAAATTTAATGGAAAGACATATAGTGGACTTAATACATTAACATATAATACATCAAATTTAAATAATTCAATGTATGTGAGTTCAGTTGCAAACACAGTAACTGTTGTAGAATCACTACATACTGGTACATTTATTAAAGATTCTAAATATAAAGTAACATTAGATGCACTAGGACAACAATCTGGATCTAATGCTAAGATATCAGTGTATTTATCTGGTAGTGCTGTTAATTTAGATGTAACAGATAGATTTAACCAAGATCTAAAAATACAACCTGGTAAAAAAATTGGAGAATTAGATGTAACTACATTAGGTAGTAGAATTGATGACCATGTATTACCATTTACTACAGACAATACCGGCGACGCAGCTTTATTATTTGTTATTGAATCGGGTAATTGGTATTTATCTGATATTAGAACCACATCTGATAATGATCCCGGGTATACTCCTAACTATACACGTATACGAACATTAATACCAACCGCACATAAAGCAGATGTTCAATTAAACTTTAAAGTTGAATATTATAATGTAGATGGCGTTAAATGTAAACAAGTTAATTATTATAATAATGTTCCATGGATTGGTGGTAATAGATATATTGATGGTGAATATTCCATGTTAACTGGATCATTATATGTAGCGGATAGTTTGAATAGTGGAATTGGAATTAGTGGATATTCTAATACAGGATTTATTCGCTCATTAGGATATAGCGGATTTGACGCAGGTTACCCAGGATTCTTATTATATTCTGGATCTGCATTAGGAGGAGCACTATCTAAAGGAGTTGCTTATTCAGGTGTTGGATTGGAATTATATGCAAGTCCATCTAATTATTTTAGATATAGCACAAGAGATAGTCAATTGGATATCCGTACAAACCAAATATATTTAGGATCTGCAACAACATTTATAAGTGCAAGCAATGGTAAATTGCAAATATCATCTAGTAAATTTTCAATAGATGCACAAGGAAATGTTACAGCATCAGATGCAGAATTTAGAGGAGTTAGTACTGCAGATTTTTATCAATGGCGGAATGTATTGGATACAAATATTACTAACTTCAGACGATTTTCAACTTTTGTAACTGATAGTAAGACTTATGCAGCATTAAATTTAACAGGTTCATATGATATATCATTAGCTGGATCTAGTCCATCAATATTTAGTCGTTTAAATGGTACTCCAAACAATAGACCGTTAGCAGCAATAAAAATACATCCAGACTCTTGGAGTGCTACTGGTAGATATCAATATTATGGTGGTATGGTTATTTTAGAAGCCGGATTACCATTTGTAATAAATGTTAATATTAATGTGTCAGGCAGCAACGATGCAGAAATTGGAGCAGATAACGATGATTGGGTAACTCCATATCTGAGTTCGTATACGGTAGGAGGTACTACATATACAAATTGTTTAGGCGTTCCTTTAGGAGCTCGGATATTATTATTCCAAGGACAACAAGATTGGCGAATATTTTCTAGTACAAAAACATTTGTTTCGGCTAGTTTATTAACATTCGGTAGCGAAGCTGCAGGTGGAGGTGGTGAACTTCCATATGAAGAAATTAATCCATATGACCCATTAAATCCAAACCCTAGTTATGGGTATTAATTACATCTTAATATTTATTTAAAAAGAAAATCATATATGAGTATTACAGTATTATTTCCAGGCGGGTTTAAACCATTAACTGGCGCACATATGGAATTAGCTAATCGATATGCAGAATTGCCAGATGTAAAACGAGTTATCATGTTAATCGGTCCACATGATCGAGATGGAATTACTAGACATGATAGCATGGAAATATTTAAGTTATTA